CGGAGGTTCTAATTTATCTTTTATTTTCTTTTCATTTTCTTCATCAATCAATTGTTCAAATGCATCAATAGGAACGCCAATACTATTAATATAAAGTGATAAACTACCACCATATTCAAATTGTGTTTTCATATTATCAATAAATTCTTGTCTATTAATATTAGTAATTCTAAAAAATTTCATTTCAAACATAAAATTCCTTGAAGGTACTAATCTGTCAAATTGTTTATTAAACAAATATTCTTCTATATGTTCCATAATTGTAAACATTTGACTAGCAATTGCTTCAATATTCCATGTTTGACCAGAAAATGTGCTACCAGTACCATTAAGTACTGCCAAACTAACTCCTAAATCTGCTGTCATTCTATTTAAACTTTCTTCATTACGTTTTGTTTGTAATACATCTGTATTAACATCAATACTATCTAAATTACTATAAAATGGAGTTGTAATCAGTTTTATTCCACCATTTTTATCAGCAGTATCATTTAATACAGTTTTTACACTTTCATGTGCTTGTTTTTGTTGTGTAGGTGTTGGTCTATATGAATCCTTATTCATATCTCCTAGTTTTTGATGGATCAACTGTCTATTAATTCGATCATAAATAGTTCTATCTGTATTAATTAAAGCATTATCATATAATAAATCGTCAAATGCCGCTAAACCCAATGGTCTACCCCAAACATCTTCTAATTTACACCATGCTTTTATACAAACCGTATTATTTATATCTAAAGAATACCAACGTTTAGTAGTATCTTTTTTATATGTTAAATAGCCAGTTTTAAATTCAAGAGGAAAACCATCAAGGGCATCTTGGACAGTAATAACGTTTCCCTCACTATTATAATTTTTAGTTATTTTAAATTGATCAAAATATTTCATATCAAAAGCTAATTGAAAATCAGTATTTGTTATTTTAATAATTTTTGTATAATCTAAATCTAATGGCTGAACAGTTTTATAGTCTCTTATATAAGCAAAATATGTTCCATAAAGTAAAACTTTAAATAAAATATCTCTAATTATTATCTTTGATTTAATATCTTTTACAAATCTATCAATCTTTTTTTGATTATCTTTATATTTTAATTTTTCTTTTTCATTACAAAGGATTATATAATCAAGGGGTAGAATATTGACCATAAAATCTATAGCTTTTCGATATACGCCTTTTGAGTTATACATAAGTTCTGATATATTACGCAACTGTTTATTATAAGAAATATGATTACGAAGATAATTATTTAAATCTTGTAAACTAATATTAACACCATTAATATCATTTATATACATTGAAGTAATTGAATCAGCATAAGACATAAGTTCGAAAAGGTTTTTATTTTCAATTTCAATTTGATTTGTTTCTGGAATTACTGATTGCATTTTTTTAGACTTAGATTTTTTTCTTGCTTTGGTCAAAAATTCACCTCCTTAGTTATATAAACAGTAGAATTCATCTTCTTGATTTTGATTTCTTTTATTTTCTTCTCCTAATAATCTTACATACATATTTGAGTAAATGAGGCTCGATACGCGGTCTTTGCGAATTGATCTACTTGCTGGTTCAACTTTAAATAATGTTCCATTCATTGAATATTCGAGATTCATTAATTCATTCACAAGAGCACTCGTTTCGATGAAATTTGCCTTTAATAATATTTCTGTATTTACATCTAATTTTTTAATTTTTTCTAATTCTTTTTTACCTTCTTGCTCATCTACAAGTAATCTAATTTTTTTATTTCTAAAGGCAGATTGTAAAGAAACATACATATCGCTATTTAATTGAGCAGTTGGATTTACTTTATAAATTAAAGGCAATGCTCCATTTTGAATCATTGATTTATCAATATCATCATTCATGGAAACAATTGGTTTATACTCTTTGTCTCGTTCAGGATCATAATATGGTATATTTAACCAATCTAATATTCCTCCAGACAAACCTTTCACATCAATTGCTATTGCACACAAACCATAATCATCTATTAAATGTCTTATTATATTTGCTTGTTCCTGAAAATGCATTCCCTGTAATGTTCTTATATATACCAAAGCAGTAGTATAAGTATTATCACTTCTAGGAGTACATTTTAATACTGTTATACAGGTTAAGTCATTATCCCATTTACCTTTTCTATCTGGTTGTCTTGCTATGTCGATACCTGCAACATAAATTATATCTTTATCTTTTATTTTTTCATCTCTTTTTAATTCCGGTAACTTATGTACCCTACATTGGCTAATTTCATCTAAATTAAAAAATGCATTCTCACTCACACCCAAAAAAGATGCTTCATACTCCATTTTGAACGTAAGGGGATTAAAATCGTCTTGTTGTTTTAATTCTTCAATATATTCTTCATCAAAAAGACCATATAAAATAGGTACATGATAATCAAAAGCACATACAAATGTATTTCCTCTAGATAACATATCTTTTGTAAATGACAAAAATTTCTTATAGCAATCATGATTTTTAAAATATGCACTTGTTAAATATATTTGTTGGTGATTTAACTCATTTTCATCAGTAGTTCCATTTGGCAACTGTCTTTTAATTACTAAAGTCGGAATAAGAATCGTATTTAGGACGTCAGTTTTGATCAGGCGATTCTCATCTGCGAGGAGGCGTGAAAATCTCAACCCTCTCGATGATTCCCCTGCTAGAGCAACTTTAAGCGAGCTACCGTTGTGAAAATATAATGTATAATTATCTTTATTATCAGTAATTTTTTTTACTTCCCTCATTAGCAAAGGATAGTCTTCTTTAAATTTTTCTACTTTTGATCTAAAAATAGATGTAGCCTGAGCTTTACCCCCTGCCGTTACGCCAATTTCAACCCGACTGAATAAAATACATTGTAATATTAATCCCAGCAAAGAAACGAACGTTTTAGCTGCCCCACGGGTAGCAACAATATAAACATACCTATATCTAAACATTGCTCTAAGTAGCAAAATTTGATATCCATAGAGGTTAATGCCGTACAATTTGGCGAGATGATCGGGATAAACTCTCCAAAAAGATATTAATGATTTCCATTTATTTTTTATTTGTTTAAATTTATCTAATTCTTTATCATCTTTTTCAAAACTAAATCCATCTGGATTATATATATCAATTATTCCTTGACTACAATATTTTACATTATCCTTTTGAAAATTTTCATAATTAGCAATACCCTTATACACCACCTGATATATTAAGATTTTCTTTCATCTTGCTTATAAAATATTCTATTGCTTTATCAATTTTATCTGGATCAACAATTTCATGTTGAGGAATTTTGCCATCTATCATTTCAAGTTTTTCAACCCATTGCCCTACTGTAGCAAGACCACTTCCATCAGCAGCATTTTTTTGACTAGGTTTAAGTCTACTATCACTAAGAATAGAAGAATAAGCAGATTGCAACTTAGCATAATCAGCAGTTCTATTTTCTCTTAATGCCTTTTCTGCCAAAACAGCATTCATTGCACCAAGTTTAATTAAATTTTTATGTACAGGATTTTCTATTTCATAATATCCTAATAAATCATTATAATAATTTTGAAGTTGTTGATACTCAAAATCCTCAAAACCTTCTCCCCAATTAGAAATTAAATCCTTAGATACTTTTATATTATTATTCTTTTTATCTATAATTTTCCGTCCTTCATTGCCGATCAAATTCATCTTTGAAAAATATAGATTTATAGCATTCTTGATTAATAATTCATCATAATTATTAATCTTTTCTACTTTATTTTTCTTTTTTAATTTATCTTCAGACATTTTTAAAGTTTGTTTAAATAGTTCTTGTGAATAACCACGATTATTTTCCCTACAATATTCTATAAGAGATTGTTCATCGACAACCATTTTTTTTCTACAATCCGTACACCAGTAATCATGCTCTTGTTGTTCTTTCCCGTTATTAGTATTTTTTGCAAAATTATTAACTGGTTTTATTCCGTTACAATTAGTACATTTAAGCGTTAAATTATTCATTAGGCACCCCTAATATTTAAATCATCTAAATAATTATCTAATATATCTTCTATATTATTAAACTCCCAATATGGGATATAAATAAGTGGTATATTATTTAATAAACAATAATTATATTTTATATTGTCATTATATTTTGTCTTTTTAAAATTTTCTTCTCCACCAAATCTTTTTATTGATTCATAATGGTGTTTTCCTTGATATTCTATTAAAAATAGTAATTTACCATTATTAAATATAGCAAAATCAAAAGGAAGCACTCTCTTTATACCCTTACAATCTGTAAATTTATATTGTTCTTCAAATATAATATTATTATATTTTAAGTATTTTCTAACTCTCTTTTCTCCTTTTGATGAAGCACAAACAGGACATCTTTTACCACATAAAAATGAATCTGGTACTATATACCATTCATGATCACATTTATTATGCTTCATTAATAATTTGGTTTGAGAGTTTATATATTCTCCTAAAACACTATATTCATCTTGAACAAGACCATAAACTTCTTTTTTAAACTGTTCGGTTGTTTTTCTAATATTACCATAGCAATTAGGACACCTAGAACCACTTAAAAAATTGTTTGGTTCAACATTCCAATTATATTTACAATTATTATGTTCTATTAATACTTTTGTACTACTATTTATATATTCACCTAAAACAGAATACTCATCTCTAACTAATTCAAATACTTTTTCTTTAAAAGTTTTTGTAGTATAAGGAAAAACACCTGCACATTTTGGACAACGTGAACCAGAATGTAAAAAATGATTAGGTTCAACATTCCATTCAAGACCACATTTATTATGTCTCATTAAAATATTTTTATGAGTACTTTCATATTCACCTAAAACTTCATATTCACTTCCAACTAAATCATAAACTTCTTTAGTAAACATTAAAGTATTTTTGTGTAATTTCTTTGAACACTTAGGACATCTATTGCCTCTTAAAAAACCATTTGCAGAAGTAAACCATTCATAACCACAAATATTATGTCTTATATTAATCTTACTTTTATTATTTTTATATTCTCCCCATATATCATATTCATTACCAACCATTCCACATATTTTTTCTTTTAAAGTTTCTAATGTATATGGGATATGTTTTTTACATTTGGGACATCTTTGACCAGATAAAAAATGATTTGGTTTCATATTAAATTTATGATTACAAACATTATGTATAAATTCTATATTAGTTTTACTATTTATATATTCTCCTAATATTGTATATTCTTCTTCAACTAAATCAAAAACTTCCTTGATAAACTCTTCATGTGTCTTCTTCTTTGCCATACCATACATCCTCCTAAAATGTTATTTCTCCTATAAATCTAAAATAGGGAAGAAGGGTAGGAGACTCCTTCTTATCATCAAAGCTCATGACACTTTGACTATCCCTAAAAATCCAAACAAAAAAGAGGACTAATTTTGTCCTCTTTCCGCACTACCACAAAATCCACATTTTGTA